ACTTCACCAGGAACTTATACATTTATTGCTCCTTTAGGAATCACATCAGTAAGTGTAGTAGCCGTTGGGGGTGGTGGAGGCTCAACCGCAGGTTTTGGCTATAACGGTTTTAACCAGGGAGGTGGCGCTGGTGGAGGCCTAGGCTGGAAAAATAATATACCAGTAACTCCCTTACAGAGTTATACAGTTAGAGTCGGAGCAGCAGGCACTGGCGGTAGTCGGTGGGCTAGTCTAACTGGAGGAGGTGACAGTTACTTTATTAGCCTTACTACAGTTAAAGGTGGCGGTGGTGGTGCAGCCTACGGTGAAGACTACGGTGGAATAGGAGGTAGCTATACCGGTGACGGCGGCGGCAACGGTGGCAACGGTGGAACTAGCTTTGGTAACTTTACAGCTTGTGCTGGAGGTGGTGCTGGCGGTTATACTGGGTCAGGTGGTCAAGGCGAAGGCGATCAAACCGCTAATACCGCTGGGTCAGGTGGCGGAGGTGGTGGTGGAGCTACCATGCCAGGCTATACTTCAAGGTACTCTTCTGGAGGTGGTGGCGGAGTTGGCTTAAGAGGGCAAGGCGCTAACGGAACTACTCCGGCTTCTCAATCAGGTACAGGTGGAGGTGGAGGCAGTGGTGGTGCATCAGGAACACAAGGCACTGCCGGATTTAACTCAGCAGTTGGTGGTAGCGGAGGAGCATACGGTGGCGGTGCTGGAGGAGCAACGAGCGCTGTTTATGCAGGAGAACAGTCAGGACAACCAGCAGCTGGCGGACTACGGATAATGTGGGGATCTGGGAGGGCCTATCCATCTACTAACACACAAAATGTTTAAGGAACAACATGACAACTTTTATTAAAATTGAAAACGGTATGCCAGTTGGATATCCAATTGTACATGATAATATGAAATATCTTTTTCCTAATTTTAACTTTGATCGAATCATAACACCAGACATGGTCAAAGAGCTTGGGTTTGGGATCTTCGAATTTACTCAACGACCGGAGATTGTAGAACGATATAAGACCCACCAAGAAGGAACACCTTTTTTAGGAAGTAATGGTATCTACTACCAAACATGGGAAATAGTCGATCTTACCGACCAAGAAAAACAAATAGTAGACGAAAGACAAGCAGAAAAAGTTAAATTTGACAGAAATAATTTGCTACGATCTACTGACTTTACGCAGCTACCAGATTCACCGTTATCAACAGAGCAGAAAGAAGCTTATAGAGTATACAGACAACAGCTTCGAGATATAACATCACAATCAGGATTTCCCTGGGATATTGATTGGCCTATAGAACCTAGCGAATAAATATTAGATTATGCCTTTTAGCTTTCCTACTACTCCTGCTGTTAATGACATTTATACATTCAATTCAAATTCTTGGATCTGGACTGGATCGTACTGGCAAATATATTCTACTGCTGGGTCAGGTGGCGGTGGTGGCGGTGCAGATCTCTCAGCTATCAGTGTTGTAACTGCATCCGACGCACCGCAGTCAGCTTTAACTTATAACGGTGCAACCTACGAATTCACTTTCACACCAAATGAGATACCTGCACCTTATGTTTTACCCGCAGCAACTACTACAACATTAGGTGGTATTATACCTGATAACATAACATTAACAGTGGATGGTTCAGGGTATGCTTCCGCAGTAAGACCTAAAATTTATCCAGCAGGTACTAGTCTAGATGTTGGATATAACGGATCAATAGCTTATCTTTTTAGTTCTTATTCAGGGGATAATCCTACATTAACATTTACGGCAGGAACTACGGTGGCATTTAATTTGTCTGTAGCAGGGCATCCATTTTTTATTCAAACTTCTGCCGGTACTAATTATAACACCGGACTAGTGCATGTAGGTAGTAATGATACTATAACTACAGAAGGAAATGCTCAAGGAAAACTCACAGGAACTCTTTATTGGAATATTCCGTCAGATCTAATTGGTCCTTACAAATACATCTGCGGAGCCCATGCAAATATGACTGGGGTTATCAATATTGTAAACAATAGTGTCGAAGCATTTAATGACAATGGTGTACAAAATACCTACAATTACAATACCGGAACAGTTTATTATACTACAGGCAGGTCATCAAATTGGCAAGCTAACTTTTCTAATGTTCCGGTTGTAGAAAATTCAGTAGTAGTGTTTACTATTATAATTAACCAAGGAGGAACAGGATATTATCCTTCAACAGTTACAGTAAACTCAGCATCATCATCAATCTTATGGGCTAACAATGTAACTCCAAGTCCTAGTGCAAACAAGAAAGAAATAGCAACTTTTACTATCTACTATAAAGGTTCAACCTTTATAGTTTTAGGAAATCTATCTAGTTATGGCTAAGCTATCTAAATTTAGAACCCGATCTTTAATCGGCGCATTAAGTGCCCGTAAACCCCCAATTAACACTTCAGTAAATTTTACACAGTGTATCGACGACTATGCTACATTTTACTATGACGGTAATGGAAATTTTTATCTACAGAGTCGAGAGCCTGCCGGGAATATACATACAGGACGAGGTGATTGCGGAGCAGAACTACAAGGAGATATCTTAAGGTATTCATTTAATAAAAATGGGTATTCAACTGCAACCGGTAGTATTAGTATGTCAGGCAGAAATGGTAGTGCTACTTATAATTTTTCTAACTGGGGGGTAGGTTCAAGCAATGGACCTCATCGGTTAGGAGTAACCGATGGCGCAGGAGGAGCAGCTACATACAGCTTTACTCTTAGTGTTAATATTGTTTCCTAAACTGATGAAAAAACATTATATAGAAATTGACAATGAGTCTGGAAAAATCCTTTGTTTTTCTGCTAGCTTAAGTTCAAAACCTACGCCAGTATTTGCTAAGTCTACAGTCTACGACATAGATAAGATTCCAGAAAATTTTACTCATTACATAGAAGGTATGGTCTTTGACCCTGGTACAAAGACCTTATCGCATAGCAAGGAATCGCTTGATTTTTACCATGAAGTACTAGAAAAATTAAATTATCAAGTTAATTGCTGTCCATAAATTTTCAATAAATACTCTTATTAAGAGAAAACTGTGGCTATAAACTTCCCTAACACTCCTACTGTCGATCAAGAATATACAGTAGGAAATACAACTTGGATTTGGACCGGGCAAACCTGGGATATTCAATCTGCTAGTCCTCCTACGGTCAGTCAAGACACCTTTAGAGTGATCAGTGTTGCAGGACAGAGTTCAGTTATAGCTGAACAGCCTAACGATACTTTAACTCTAGTTGCTGGGTCCGGAATAGCTATAACTACAAACAATGCCGCTGACAGTATCACTATTACAAATACAGGAGGATCCGGTGGAGGCAGTTCAACACTAAGTGGACTATCAGACGTACAGATTGCAGGTCTGTTAACTGGACAAGTGTTAAAATATAACGGCACAAAATGGGTAAATTCAACTGACTTAACTGGTGAAGGCGGTAGTGGGGGAGCAACATTTGAAGCAGTGAATACTAGCTCTACTGAAAAAACTCTTAGGTTAACATCTGGGGGTATCGAATATGATGTAGGGTTAGCCGCAGGAAATAATATCTCTCTAGGATTAGTAGGCGATGTAATTACTGTTAATAGCGCACTACCTACATTAACACAAACAGCAACAGCACTAACTGCTGGAAAAGTAAAAGTTTCCTTAAAAGAAGGTGCAACAGAACTTAGTCAGTTTACTTTAAAACCAGGAAATAATATTAGCTTTCAAGTTGTTAGTGGAGAAATACAGGTTTCTGCCAGCACTGGAAGCAGTAGTGGTATTTTTGCTGTTCCAGTTGTTATCAATAATACAACTGCAAGTACATCTTCTTCGACAGGTTCGTTGATCGTAAGTGGTGGTGCTGGCATAGCAGGCGATTTAAATATCGGAGGAGAAGTATATTCTAGTAATGCGGTAACCTCTGATAATCAGTTAACTAATAAAAAATATGTTGATAGTCTTAGTTTAGCATATTCAGTAGTGTTTGGTATGTAAGGATCATTATGGGCAAGAAACTTGTTAAGAATTACTTTTTTACTCCAGGACCAGGTTATACAACTTACCTATATCCTAACGCTCTTTATTTGTTAGAATCAAATAAAGAATTCGTTCAACGAGAAATTCTAGGATACATTAACAGTAGAATCTCTGCAGGGGATCCTGAGTTTTCAGGTTATATCTATGACACTGAGCTTTGTATGAGAGATAGTGGCTATGTCTTAGATGCTTGGATTTTTGATTTAAAATATGGAGGTAATACAGCTACTCGCCGGGTATCTCAAGGATATTGGAATGGTAATGTTGCTGTCATTGATGGGACTAGATTGCCTGAAATAAGAGGATACCAATTTGCTAGAACTCTTATTAACGACTATATTTTAAAGAATATACTAGCTACCCCATATCAAAACGCTGTAGATCAAATTCGTGATCTCAGTAAGACTTCTGAAGCCGATGCCGATGATGTAATTACCTTAGTCTCTGGAATAGTTACAAATGTTATTCAAAACGGCCTTTCAGTAGTTCCTGCTGAAATTGGTGGTCCAGGTCGAGTAGAATTAATAGGTAAGATACTACCTAATGAAGTACTGTTAATTACTAATGCTACAGATAATATTATTATCTATAACTTCAGTGACCCAGCTAAAGGCGGAGCTACTAGTTTCTATCCTGGGAATACTGATAATTTTCCAAACGCTATTAGTATTAATAATGGAGTAACAACTCTTTACTTAAATTATAACACTTCATCAATGAGCAGCAGTGATAGCCTTCAAATTTTTGTTGAAGGGCAAGAAGTTCGTGTTAGACCCTATGACTTCGGAACTGATGCTATTGAAAGAATGAGAATAGCCCAACCGCAAGCTATGATTGACGCTGACTTCGAATACGGACTACAGCCGACTAAATGGCAGGCTATTGCTACAGCTAGAGGATACCCGACTACGTATGAAGTGCTAGGAACTGACTTAGTAGTTGCAACTAATGGAATAACTACAGATGCAAGCTCAGCAGCAGGAGGTATTGGATCTAGTTTAATCACCGTGAAGACAGTGTCAGCACATGGGTTAAGTGTTGGAGATCCTTTTACAATTAGAGCTCTTAACTCTACTGTAAACGGATTTAATCGTGCAGAAGGGACTTTTTTAGTTAACACAGTTTCAGCAACAGATACCTTTACTTTTTATGCTAAAGCTAAAGTTGGTACAAACAATGGCGAAATTATTGGTGGGAGTAGTGTTCAATTAAGAAAAGCTCAATTCTATACAGGAGCTGATCTATCTAGTCCATCGATAACTGTGTTTACTAATGGGTCTAGTGGCAGCTTTTCTACTCAGTTCGTAGTCCCAAGTACATCTAGCGTAATTAACTTTACTGGAACTGCTCCGTCATTAGGCGCTCCGTTGACAAATATTGCTATTCCGTCTGGAACGCAAGTTTCTGGTATTTTTGGAACAGGTGGTAAGGTTGGGGATTTCCGGTTAAGAAATAGAACGATAACCACCGATACTATCATACAGTTTTCTGATGTTACTGGTTTAACTGCTAATATGGTCTTGAATAAGAGTGGTACTCAAAATCCAATTAACAGTCTCACAGGAACTATTGCTATTCTACAGGATCCAATCGGTGTTGCATACAACGGAGATGTTGAAAGTTATTTTGTAACTCCAACTGAAGTTGTTGGTTCTGGAACTGGAGCTAGATTTAATATTGGAATTGGATCATCTGGAGTTTACACACTTGGTCCGACTAATGTGCCAACAGGTTCTGGAGCTAGATTTACAATCACCGGAAGCAGTGGAACATATACTTTAACCAGTATCACAGCTGGCGGTACTGGTTACGCTGTTAATGATCAGCTTAAAATCTTAGGTACAGATCTGGGAGGTGCTACCCCGGCCAACGACTTAACTATCTATGTTACCGCAGTTAGTGGTGGAGCTGTTACTGCTGCTAACGTTAATCCCTATAACAGTTCAGCTGCTGATGGAACATATACTAATGTAGCCAGCACTGCTGTTACTGGTTCGGGGACTTTAAATGCTATTCAAGCAGGTGGGTCAGGATATCAACAAGGTGATACAATTCTGATTGCAGGAACAAGTCTAGGAGGTGTTAGCCCAGACAACGACTTATATGTAAATGTTAATACAGTTAGCAGCGGAGTTGTCACAGCAGCTACAGTAGCTGGAGGACAACATACAACACTAACTTCGGGCATATATCAAAACATCGCAGGTACAAATTCTGCTACACCAGGTTCAGGGTTACTACTAGAAGTTACACGAGACGGCGGATCGTATACAGCCATTCCTTATAGTGCAGGCACAGGGTATAACCAAGGAAATAGATTTACTGTTTCGGGAGCAGATGTAGGTGGAACTAGCCCTACAAATAATATTTCATTATTCATAGATTCGACAAGTAACTATCTTCCCGGTGGATCATATGGTCAAGGCGGAGCCTATGGACTAACAGTTACATCAGGAACTGCGGTTCGAGGGGACACAATTCCAATATATTCAGCAATCACAATAACAAATGCTACAACAGCTCAAATGCCAGTTGCTAGCAGTGTGACTTTTACTGCCATTGCCACACTTCAAGTAGACTTTGCCTCGGCTCATGGTCTAGTGCCTGGAGCTAATATTCTAGTTTCTGTGAGTAGTGCAGGAACGAATCATGCTCTTGCCGGTGGTCCATTCACTGTAAATGAAGTTCCAAGCTTGACACAAATAAGATATACTGCAAGAGGTGTTGGGTCTATTTCGGGAACTATAACTGGTTCGGTATATGCTCGACCAGATGCTTTCTTTACCCATAGACCCTTTGATGGTGGAGTTCAATTAAGTACTGGAGGACCGCAACATGGTGCTCAGGCTATTCGTCAAAGTAAAAAGTACATTAGATATCAATCAGGAAAAGGTGCTATGTACAATACTGGAGCCTTGTTTGCTCCTAGCTTTGACATAAGAAGTGCTATAGCTTCGGGAACTACAGCAGGATCAACAATTACCATAGTTACAGATGATGTTGATCATGGCATGCAGGTCGGAGCTACAGTTCTACTAGACGGCATTAAAACTGTAGGCTATGATGGAGAATATGTTGTTTCTAGTATTATAGATGAAAGAGCATTTACTGTAGAAGCAGATCTTCCATTAGGGTCGACTACAGGAGAAATAGGAAGCCCATGTGTAGCCAGCTTAAAATACTGGAGTGGTGCTGTTGTTAGATCCGGAATTTTCGATGATCAAAATGGAATATTTTGGCAGTACAATGGAAAAGAAATGGGAGTTGGTCGTAGAAGCTCTACATTCCAACTAAGCGGAACAATCAGTGTTAATGTCGATAGTAATGCTGTCGTCGGAACTAATACTCGATTCCAAGACCAGCTTTCAGCAGGTGATAGGATTGTTCTAAGAGGGATGACTCATGTAGTTACTAGTATTGCCAGTCAGACTAGTATGACTGTTAATCCTGACTTCAGAGGTGCATCAAATGTTACAGGCGTAAAAATAGCTAAAGTTATAGATATTATAATTCCGCAAAGTGAGTGGAATATTGACACTTGTGATGGAAATGGACCAAGTGGTTATAACATCGATGTAACAAAAATGCAGATGATTGGTATTCAATTTAGTTGGTATGGAGCCGGGTTCATTGATTGGATGCTAAGAGGACCTACGGGTGATTATATCTTCTGTCATAGATTAAAAGGTAATAACTTAAACAACGAAGCATATATGCGTACTGGAAACTTACCAGTACGATATGAAGTTCTCAATGAAAGCGCCAATGGAAGACTGGCCAGCAATGTAAACCTACTTTCTTCCACTTTAGCTTTAGAGGATGCCGGTGACTTTCCTAACTCCGGTACAGTTTATGTTAATAATGAACTAATTACCTATGGTACTAAGAGCGGAAATAATCTTAATAACCTTACTAGATCAGCAACATATACAAACTTCGCAGCAGGAAGCTTGAGAAGTTATAAAGCAGGAGCTACAGCTAGTCATAGTGCTAAATCAGGAGTGGTACTAGTAAGTTGTACAGCCAGTCCAATTATCAGTCACTGGGGTAGTGCATATTTGATCGACGGCAACTTTGACGAAGATCGAGGGTTCATTTTTAATTACCAAGCAACTGAAGTACCATTAACAGCAACTAAACAAACACTATTCTTAATTCGACTAGCTCCTAGTGTTAGTAACAGTGTTATTGGAGACCTTGGTGAAAGAGAACTAATTAACAGAGCTCAGCTACTATTACAAGGTGTTGAAATTACAGGCGGTACTTCAAGTTCAACTGGATCTATGGTTCTTGAAGGTGTGTTAAATCCTCAAAATTATCCTACAAATCCTAATGATATTACTTGGACTAGTTTGAATTCATCTGCTCTAGGTGGACAACCTAGTTTCGCTCAGGTAGCTGGTGGTGGCTCAGTAACCTGGACCACTGGAAATAATAACTATACCGCAGCAACTACCTTTGCAAACAGAAGTCGAGGTGCTAGAGATTTATATTTTAGCACTGCTAGTGTAGCTAGCGTTACTGTAGGAAACACAGTATCAGGTACTAGTATTGCTGGCGGAACATTGGTTCAGAGTAAGACTGATAATACTCCGTCAGTTGGAACTACTCGAATTATTATCAGCCAAGCTATCACCGGCACTATTAATATCGGCTCTAGTATAACATTCACTACTGCCAGTGCTGCTCTTCCAGGACAGACTATCTTTTCCTTAGTTGCTGCACCTGGAGGAACTAGCGCATTAGATCTAAGCAAGTTAAATGAATTAACTAATACCACTATCGGTGGCCGAGGAACATTTCCGAACGGACCCGATGTCCTAGCTATCAATGCGTATGTTACGGGCGGTAGTGGTTATAATGCTAGTATTAACTTACGATGGGGTGAAGCTCAGGCTTAGGTAAATAGATTATGAGGTTTTTTGAATTTAAACAAAGCATTGCAGATGAGCTAGTAGATATACTGGCTAAAATGGGCTACTCTGCTGAGAAGAAAACCAAGAATAAGGTTAAAATTGTAGTTCCATCGAAAGAAAGATTTGCGACTGCGGAAAAGCTTTCAGCAGCGATTCCGGGATCTAGTGTTAGTGACGATCGGAAATCTGTAACTTATAATGGAGGTGTGATACTAGTTAAACCTTCAGAAGCACAAGGTGGTCGGTTAGACAAAGAAGAAGCACAGAGGAACGAAATTGACGGACTAATCAAGGATGCATTAAATGGACAACCGACAATTAGTCTTCAAGTAGGAAATCGACTAGTTCAAGCAGCCGGAGCAGTACAGGCAAAACCTGGCGTTAAAGCAGATATTGCAATTGTTGATGCCACTGGAAATCCAACTGCATGGGTAAGTTTAAAAGATGGATCAAAAGCCAAAGACTTCGGTCAGTGGGGAGGGATTACTCATAAACCAGTCTGGAGCCACCCTGAAGTTCAGGAGTTTGTAAACACACTAAAACAGCAATTTGGTAGTGAATTTCCTCGAGGATCATCATACGGCAGACCGATTCAAGACTCTGTTCTTAAACTACAGAGTGTATACGGTAAATTTTACGGTAGAGAACCGGGAGAAAGCAATGTAGATATTGTTCTACAAGGTAAACCGACACTAGTTAAAGGCAAAGAAGGGCAATTTATACTCAAAGGGCAAGTTAACTTTCTAAACGGTCAAGTCCCAGATGGTGACTATGACCCAGCATTCATTGTAAGATATATTAGAGATAGAGGAAACGCCGGCATACAGTTTGCAAGAATCAGCGTGTATCCAACTAAGGGAAGGCCTTGGAAACCAATTTAGAGTAAACTACTACTTTAGATTATTAAACAAAATACTTAAATAAAATAAGTTCTCGGGAGCGAAACATGAGAATAAAAGCGACACTCGCGGTATTAGCGTCGGCTGCGTGCCTATCCGTATCAGCACAGACATCTAATACTAGCACCTCCAG